TTAGATACCAAGCTTATGTAGAGCGAGCATCTTTCGTCAACTTGACTAGCCATACCAAAGAAGGTATGACAGGAATGGTGTTCCGCAAGCCGAGTGTCGTAGAGCTAGACTCAAATATTGAATATATGGTCGAGAATGCTAATGGTGACGGGCTTTCTGTTGACCAGATGATTAAAGATGCAGCAGGTGAGGCATTAATGGTCGGCAGATACGGTTTGTTGGTCGATTATCCTGCCGCTCCTCTTGGTTTGACTAATGCAGACGTTAAAGCGATGAATTTACGCGCTAATATCCTGCCATACCCTGCCGAATCTATCATAAATTGGCGCACCACTAGCGTGGGAGGGATTAAAAAGCTATCCCTGCTTGTTTTGCAGGAGCCTACGCTAAAACCGTCAGATGATGGGTTTGAATACGAAGAATGTATGTATCATCGAGTATTAAAGCTAGAAAACGGTGTTTATGTGCAAAACTTGTACGATGAGAACAATGAGATCATTAATTACGCCCAGGGCGACACTGATGGTGATGGTATCGAGGATTATGATGTCAATATCTACCCTCGTAAGGCTGATGGCTCGTTGTGGGACGAAATTCCGTTTGCATTTATCGGTTCTGTTAATAATGACGAAACAGTAGACAAAGCACCGCTGTACGACATCGCTGAAATCAATATTAGCCATTACCGTAACTCTGCTGACTACGAAGAGTCATCATTCTTGGTTGGTCAGCCTACTCCAGCGTTCTCTGGCCTTACTCAGTCTTGGGTAGACCAAAATATGTCTGGTGGCGTTGCTTTTGGCTCACGATCTGCGATCTTACTGCCTGAAAATGGTAATGCGATGCTTTTGCAGGCGGGTGAGAACCAAATGCCGCTGAAAGGTATGGAAATCAAAGAAGATCAGATGGTCAAGATCGGTACTCGCATTATTCAAGATCAATCGGGCATCGAAACTGCTGAAGCTGCAAAAATCCGCTTCGCGGGGCAAAACAGCAAACTTGGGTCTATTATCCTCAATGTTGAGGACTCATTTGTTCACTGCTTTAAATGGGCAATGGAATTTATGGGCGGCACTGTAGAGCCTAGAGTAAAGATAAACAAGGAATTTTATGAATCTTCTATTGATCCTCAAATTCTGATGGCTAATATCCAGTTAATGGATCGCGGTGTGATTGGCAAGTCTGATCTGCGTGAGTTGATGCGAAAGTCCAACTTAATTGAGCCTGACCGTACTGATGAGATGCTAGATGAAGAGGTTTCGTCAGACGATATCTTTTTTGATAACACTGTTGAGCCAATAGTAAATATTGATGAGTAGTGAACAGTTCCTAATCGACGCGGCAACTAGACATCAAATCTTTTTGCTGCGTTACGGTAGCGGTCGGTCAAAAGAGGCTAATAGGCGCTTAAACAGGCTTCGCCAGCAGATTAATGCTAGGTTATCGCAAGAGCCTGCCGCTTTTCAGTCTCAGCGACTGCAAGATTTGCTAAAAGACATTAATGCATTAAACGTACTAGCTTTTCGTGACGTTAAGACGTTGGTAGAGGTGGATTCAATGAAACTGGCTGTAAGTGAGGCTGACTTTAATCGAATTATGATTAATAAGGTTTCTACCCTGCCAGTAACGCCTACACCTGAAGATTTACTAGTTGAGTCAGTAATGGATGCGCCCATGTCTGTTGGATCCGGTGTTGGCATGACTATTGCCGAAAGCCTAGATCAATTTGGCGTACTTAAAGGCAAGCAAATATTGAAAACCATTACAGATAATGTAGTGACTGGAGTTGCAACTTCATTGATGGCAAAAGCAGTAGATAGCTTGATGAGAACTGTAGTTAAAAGACAGGCTACTTCGTTAATCGGGACAATACTGAACCATGTTAGTTCCGCTGCTCGCTTAAACACTTATCAGAAGAATACTAACTTGATTGGCGGTTACGAGTGGGTTGCGACATTAGATTCTAAAACGACTTTTGTCTGCATGAGCCGTGACGGTAAAAAGTACGACATAACATCTAAAGTTATACCGCCTGCACATTACGGTTGCCGATCTACTACGGTTCCGACAATAAAGCCTGAGTTTGACTTGGGTTTAGACGTTAAAACAACTAGACCCGCCGTAGGTGCTAACGGTGTCCAGCAGGTAGACTCAAAAACAACTTATGGTGGTTGGTTGAGGACACAAAATAGAGAATTTGTAGATGAGGCGCTAGGAATAGAGCGTTCTCGATTATTTAGGTCAGGGAAATTGTCTTTGGATAAATTTGTTGACCCAACAGGAAGGGTTTATACTCTTCCTCAACTGGAAAGCATGAATCCAATTGTGTTTTCCGATTTCTAAGGCGATCCGTGATCGTCAGGTTTGTGACCAAAGGTAAATAAAATGACTGAAGAAACTAATACAGAGACTGAAAACCAAGAAACACAAGTAAGCGCAGAGGTTGAGCAATTAATGGCTGATAATGCTGCCATGAAAGCTAAGATGGACGAATTACTTACTGAGGCTAAGAAAGCAAAGCAAGCAAAACGTGACATTGAATCTGAAACACAATCTGAGCGTGAAAGAATAGCAAAAGAGAAGGGTGACTACGAACAGCTACATAAGTCGTCACAAGAAAGATACGAATCTACTGTTGCTGAACTTGAATCTTTACGGGGAACCATAGCGCAAGAAAAGAAAGGCAATGTTGCTATGAAATTAGCCGCTGAAATCGCCGATGGAGCTAACGCAGAACTGCTCAGTGAGTTTATTGGGCGGCGTTTGAAGTTTCACGATGATGGTGTTAAAGTCACCGATAATAGTGGTAATTTGACGGTAAGTTCGCTTTCCGACTTGAAAACAGAGTTTCAAAACGATGCAAGGTATTCTGCATTGTTAAAGGGCAATCAATCATCAGGTGGCGGTGCTTCTGGTGGCTCAAATAGTAGCGGTGCTACAAAAGTAAGAAATCGTGCTGAATTTGAGGCACTTAACCCAGCTAAGCGGATGGAATTTATTAAGTCCGGTGGCACTATAACTAATGATTAAAAGGTAAATTAAAATGGCTGAGAATAACATCACATCAATCGTACCAGATATCTATGAAGCTCTGGACGTTGTATCTCGCGAACTAACAGGTCTTATCCCTGCTGTAACTATGAATGCTAGTGCTGAACGCGCTGGTTTAAACCAAAACATCGTTGTTGATGTTGAGCCTGCTGGCAATGTTGCAGATATTACTCCTGCAATGGCTATCCCTGATCCTACTGGTCAGACTTCTGGTTCAACTAACATCCAAATCACTAAGTCTCGCGCTGCTGAGTTTGGATTCATTGGCGATCACCAGAAAGAGCTGAACACTGGCCCTGGTTACCAGAATGTTCGTGCAGCTAAGATTGCTCAGGCAATCCGCTCTGTTGTGAACGAAGTGGAAACTGACCTCGGTGGTCTTCAGTCTACTTTTAGCCGTGCATACGGTACTGCGGCAACTACTCCTTTTGGAACTGCTAACGATTACACTGATGCATCTAACGTCCTGAAGATTCTGAAGGATAACGGTAGCCCACAGTCTGACAATCAGCTTGTTATCAACACTTCTGCTGGCGCTAACTTCATCGGTAAGCAGTCTGCTGTAAACTCTGCTGGTACTGACTCTATGCTTCGTCAAGGCGTTTTGCTTGATCTAGCGGGTATGCCTCTTCGTGAGTCTGCTCAGATTCAGAACTCAGTTTCTGGTACTTCTGCAAACGCTGTAGTGAACGCTGCTCTAGCTGTAGGTCAAAGAGGCATCACACTTAAAGCTGCTGGTACTGGCACTATCGTTACTGGTGATGTAATTAGCTTTGCTGGCGACACTAACCAGTACGTTGTACAAACTGGTGCTGCTGCTGTTTCTGGCGCAACTATCGTTATTGCTGCTCCAGGCATCCAGAAAGCTCAAGCTGTTGGCGACAAGGCAATCACCATCACTGCTGCTTCTGCTCGTAACATGGCGTTTAACCGCTCTGCACTTGTACTAGCTGCTCGCGCTCCAGCCCGTCCTGAAGAGGGTGACATGGCTGAAGACGTAATCCTGATCACTGATCCACGTTCAGGTCTTACAATGGAATTTGCAATGTACAAAGGCTACAGAAAAGTACGTTACGAAGTTGGTCTAGCTTGGGGTGTTAAAAACATCAAGCCAGAGCATACCGCTCTATTGTTGGGTTAAGTCTAAAGATAGCCATCTCCTTCGGGGGGTGGCTTTTTAGGATTGTGATATAAGCAGTAACTCTTAAAAGGCTAAACAATGTCATCTCAAGGTATCAGACTTTCTACATCTAAAAAGGGTGATACTTCTCACGAGCTAGTGACAAGATTAGACCGCCTTCCTGTTGATAATATAAACAATGATATTGGGCGTGGAAATGTACAGGGTGCAAAGTACTTTTCATCCTTTGGTAGTGCATCTGTGCAGGGTGCTGGCCAAAAACGAATTGTTTCAACACAAGCTAGTTTTCCAGACCCTTTAACTTCAGGGACTCAGTTTGCCTTTAGAAGCACTAGCGGAAATGACATTGCTAATGGTATTGGTATTAGGTCTATTGAGATACACTATCTCGATAATGAACTTGAAGAACAATCCGAAATAATAACCATGGCTGGTGCGTCTTTAGTTACAAGTGTCGCAACAGATATCCGGTTTATTAATGAAATGCACGTCTATACTTTTGGTGCAGGCAGTGGCAGTATTGCTAGGGGCCATGCTCAAGGTATTATTACCGCTTTGGCTTTTGGTGTTGTTCGTGCCACAATTATGATTAATCAAAGGTTACAAAAATCTAGTGCTAGAATGGTTCCAAAGGGCAAAAGGCTTTTTGTTGCTGACACTACTGTAGGTTCGTCTAGCGGTAGTGCTGATGCTAGATGTACATTTACTTTAGTATCAAGCCTGTATAACAGTAAATTATTTGACGATCCGTTTTTGCTTCTTCCGTATAACGCGATGTCAACACAAGATAACTCAATTTTATTTACGCTGCCTGTACCTTTGCAGTTTCCTGCTGGAACAGTAGTCGCAATTGAGGTATCGCACGATAAAACTTGCACAGTAGAAGCAGCCTTTCATGGCTGGATTGAGGACGTATAAATGGCAACAATAGTTGTAGAAACAGGTGCGGGTTTAGCTAATTCTAATTCTTACGTTAGCGCGTCAGACTTGTCCACTTATGCTGCGGATCGCGGCATTACATTAACTGGTACATCTTCTGTCTTAATATTAAAGGCGATGGATTATTTAGAATCTAAGATGTTTATTGGCACTAAAACAAGCATCGCACAAGCTCTGCAATGGCCTCGATACGGCGCTGAGGTTGATAACTATTATGTCGATTCAGCCGATATCCCAACCTTGCTGAAAGAGGCTGAGATGGAGCTTTGTATAGCAATTGATGGCGGCGTTAATCCACTGGCTAACCAAGGCCGTGAAACGCTAAAAGAAAAAGTTGATAGCATTGCTGTAGAATATAAGGCAAGCTCAAGAGCAGATACATATCTTACTGCGGCTGAGACAAAGATGAAAAAGCTACTTATTAAAACTGCTAGGGTGATCCGTGTTTGATTACGCTACATTACGCAAAACTGCTGCCGGCCTGATTAAAAACTTTGGCGCTGAAGCTGTTATTACCCGTGATGTTGGTAGAAGGTATAATCCAACGTCAGGGTCGTTGTATACGGGTTTAACTAATGAGCTAAAGCTCAAAGCAGTTAGATCGCAATACGGGCAGTTTGAGAAATCAACAATGTCTATCCAAGTGGGTGACATTAAGCTGTTAGTTGAGGCAGGATTAGGTGAGCCGTTAATCGACGATAATTTGTTATTCGACGGCATTAATTACAGAGTCATGCAGGTTAATACTACTTCTCCTTCGGGTACGGATGTGTTCTATGAGCTTCACCTTAGACCTTAAAGAATTTGCAGAGAAATCACATCGTGACGCATTGGAAGTGGTGCAAGTAACTGCTATTGACTTGTTTAGTAGGGTTGTAAAAGCTACTCCAGTTGGTAAGCCAGAGTTATGGAAGCCTGCGGGTGAGCGTAAAGCCCCTAAAGACTATCAGCCTGGTAAGCTTAGAGCTAACTGGCAAGCAAGCGTGTCTACGCCAGAGAAGTCTATTTTAGATATACGAGATACTAACGGTGCTAACACTATAGCCGGTATAACTAAAGTAGTTCAGTCTTCAACTGGTCAAAATTTGTACTTGGCCAACAATCTTCCTTATGCGGGTAGAATTGAGTTTGGTGCTTACTCTACTCAGGCTCCCGCTGGAATGGTAAGAGTTAATGTAGCGGCTTTTCAGCAAGCAATTGATAAGGCTATAAATAAGGTAGTCAAATGAGTACAGTGTTTTCAGATATTAGTACAGCATTAGATGTGAGATTAGACTCTCTTGCAGGCCGATCCCCTATAGCTTGGGAAAATATTGGTTTTAAACCAGTCAAGAATAAATTATATCTAAGGCCGACTCATTTACCAGCCCCTACAGTTCAAGCAGGCTTAGGTAATGGCGGTTTAGATGAATATGTAGGTATATACCAAATAGATGTGTTTGCTCCAGCAGGTAAAGGCCGAGGAGCTTCAGAGAAGAAATTAGATGCTATTGCTGACCATTTTAAACGTGGTACTGATTTGTTGTACAATGGTGTTTATGTTCGGCTTGGTAATGTATCAAGAAACGCAGGATTTATTGACGAAGAAAGATTCGTCACTTCAGTAACAATTAATTATATGGCTCATGTAGCGCCGAGGTAAATTATGACTATAGCAACAGGTTCACGACACAATTTGGCGTACATAGCCGAAACCACGTTTGGCACTACGCCAAGCACCCCAGGCTTTCAGAATTTGCGCCATACTGGTACAACTTTGGGTCTATCTAAAGATGCAATCGAATCAGAAGAATTGCGCGATGATCGTCAGATTGCACACTTCCGTCACGGCAACAAAAATGTTTCTGGTGATGTAAACGTCGAGCTGTCTTACGGAACATTTGATGACTTTATTGAAGCTGCTTTAGCAGGAACTTGGGCAACTAACATTCTTAAAGCAGGTACAACTCGCAGAAGCTTTACTATCGAGCGACACCATGAAGATATTGGTAAGTATTTGCGATCTACTGGTTGCAGTATTAATACAATGTCTTTGTCTGTTGCACCTAATTCAATGATTACAGGCTCGTTTGGCGTGATTGGTAGCGGCTTTGCAGCAACAGGAACAGCTATAGCAGGATCTACTTACACTGCGGAAACTACTACCGCACCATTTGATTCATTTACTGGATCAATTACTGAAGGCGGTTCTTCTATTGCTATTGTTACTGGACTAGAGCTAAGTATTGATAACGGTATGGAAGCACTATACGTTGTTGGTCAAGATACGACTCTTGAGCCATCTATCGGTAAGTCTACTGTGACAGGTTCCGTAACTGCTTACTTTGAAGACATTACACTGCTTAACAAGTTTGTGAACGAAACAGAGTCTTCTTTGCAGTTCACATTAACTGACTCAGCAGGAAAAGATTATATTTTCCTAATGCCTAAAATTAAGTACAACTCTGGTAACCCAGAAGCAGCCGGCCCTGGTGCAGTAACTATTTCATTGGATTTTGTAGCTCTTTATGATTCTACAGCACTAACCCAGTTGAAAATTACACGCCAACCCTAGTAATATAAAAGCTACAAACCTAAAGGGGCTGAAAAGCCCCTTAATTAACTCTGGAGAGAGAGTATGGATTTAAAACAGTTATACACTGCTGACGCGCACAACGAAGGCGTAGAGATATGCATTAAAAGCCCCTTAGACGGCAAAGAAACTGATTTCTATGTAACCGTAATGGGTGTGGACTCTAAAGCGTACAGAGAGGCTGTCAGGGCTTATCACAGGAAGCTGCTTAATAAGGAAGAGGGTGGTGAGATTGATCTTCTTGTATCGGTGACTAAATCTTGGAGAGGTCTTCAAGATCAAGGTAAAGATGTTAAGTTCAGCCCAAAGGTTGCTGCTAAGTTATATAATCAATCACCTAATGTTGCATCTCAGTTAGATGCTGCTGTAGCTGACCGCAAAAATTTTATCAAGGGCTAATTGAAGAGTTAGAAGCCTTTGGTCAGTGGCATTTTTGGGCTGCTGGCTACGATAAAGGTTCTAAAGTTAGCCGATTAGATAATCTAAATCAAATAGCAAAATCTTTAGGTAGAAACCCTAAAGAGCTAGACGAGCAACCTACTTTGCGTGATGAACTCACTTATTTGTGGGTTCTTTTCGTGTCTCTCAAGAATGCTTCCAGTGGCGTTATCAGTTATACTCAAATCAAAGATTACATGGCTATCTATGGCAACTTATCTACTTTTGAGGTAGATGCAATTAGATCGCTTGATTTATTGCATTCTAAAGAGACTAATAATCATGGCTGAAATGAATACGCTAATCATTGGCGTTGAAACAAAAGGCGCTAAAGAAGCTGCTACCGAATTAGATCATTTAGCTAAATCTGGCGAGAAAGCAGAGAAGAAAACCAAAGGCGCTGGTAAGGGAGCGGGTCAAGCTGTAGCTCCATTCAAAGCTATGCGAGGCGCTACCCAGCAAGCCTCTTTTCAGTTGCAGGATATTGCGGTACAGGCACAGTCTGGAACTGACGCTTTCATTATTATTGGTCAACAGGGGCCGCAACTTGCCTCTATCTTTGGCCCTGGTGGTGCTGTCTTTGGTGCGCTAATTGCGTTTGGTGCTTTAATTGGTGGGTTGTTAGTTAGCCAGTTAAATACTGCGTCAGAAGCTTTTGAAGCTCTTGACGAAGATATGAAAACACTTGGCGAAAAGTTTGATGCACTTGGCCCTGCTGCCAAGGCATACGAAAGGTCTTTATCTGTTGAAAAGGTCAAAAATTTTGATAAAGCTATAGCAGAATTAAGCAAAGAGCAAGAAAAAGGTATAAAACTTACTTACAACCACGCAACAGGGCAGGCCGTTGCCGGTGAAACTACAGAGGCATATACCGAAAGACAAGAGAAGCTTGCTGCTGAAATTGAACGATTAAACTCTTTAAGGGATGAAGAAATATCTAGGACTGATGATGTAACAACCGCTACTGAAGACTTAATTGAACAATTAAATAATGAGTACAATGAATTAACATTGACTGGCGATGCTCTGTATGAATACCAAGCTTCTCAAGTTGGCGCTACCGGCTCTAACAAAGAAGCAATTATTGAAAAATTACGCTTAATTCAAGCTTATAAAGATGAGCAAGCAGAAATCAAAGCAAATGCTAGAGCCGCTGCTAAGTTAGCAAAGGAAAAAGCCAAAGCTGCCGAAAAAGCAGCAAAAGAAGAGCAGCGATTAATTGCGAAGCAAGAAAAGAAAGATAAGAAAACTGAAGAAGACTTAGAAAAGTTTGTTAGAAATGAAACTGCAAAACGTGAAGTCATGATAGCTGCTGCTCAAGAGAATCTTACTGTAATTGAACGTGGCTTAATGAGCGAGAGAGAATTACTTCAATCCCATGAGTCTGAGGAATTAGCCCGTATAACTGCTGATCGTGATGCCAAATTAATCTCTTTGCAAGAATTTGAAACGGCTAAAAAACAAATTGAGGACAAAGGCGCTAACGATCGTACACAAATAGCAGTAGGCGAAGAAGAAGCCAAGAATGCAGTTAGAATGCAATCTCTGAACGCATTATCTGGATTTACAAGTCAATTGTCTGGCATTGCAGAAGAAGGTAGTAAAGAAGCTAAAGTATTATTTGCCTTGCAAAAAGCAATTGCAATTGCTCAGATTATAGTTTCAACGGAAGTTGCAGCTAATGCGGCTGCTGCGCAATCGGCAGTTTTGGGTGGCCCTCTTGCTTGGTTTGCTACTGCGACAGGAATTAGAACTATGGGTTACGCTTCGGCTGGTTTAGTTGCAGGTACGGCAATTGCGGGTCGCGCTACTGGTGGTCAGGTGCGTAGCGGCGAGTCTTACTTAGTAGGTGAGCGTGGGCCAGAGCTATTAAGTATGGGAACATCAGGTAGAATAGCTACAAATGAAAACCTAAAACGAGCAGTTAATAGTGACCAAGAATCTAGTAAGACGCAAAATGTAAATGTTAACTTTAGTATTGTCGCTAATGACACTACAGGATTTGATCGGCTATTACATTCTCGCCGTGGACAAATCGTAACTATGATTAACCAGGCAGTAAACAATCGCGGAAGGGCATCTTTAACATGAGTGGACAATATCCTGAAACGCCAATATTTGAGGCAATTAATTTCACCACGAAAAACTTTACGTTGGTCAGCACAAGCTTATCTGGGCGTACTCAGTCTCGAAGCATAGGGGGCCAAAGATGGGAGTTTAGTGCTTCATACTCCAGGATAACTAGAGAAGAATTTGCACCTGTAATGGCATTTCTTATGAAGCAAAGAGGTAGAAAGGAAACTTTTACAATAAAATTGCCGCAAATTGGGCAAAAAAGCGGTGCAGTAGAAGGAACCGTTCGCAGCAATCTTACAACAACATTATTAGCTGGATCGACAACTTGCGCTGTAGATGGTATTACTAGCGGTACTTTAAAGGCAGGAGATTTATTTAAATTTGCCAATCATACGAAAGTCTATATGATCACCGCTGATCTTTCTTCTGACGGTAATTTAGAGTTTGAACCACCATCAGTTTCTGCCGTTCCTAATAATACTGCTATTACAAAAAATAACGTACCTATTTCAGTTAAGCTGGAGAGCGATGTCCATTCTTATAAGCTTGGGTCTTCTTCTTTGCTAGACTTTTAAATTGACTTTATAGAGGCCACGTAATGCCTAGAGGTATAAATTCCACAACAATCAGCGCGCTTGAAGGGGATTCCTTCAATTTAGTAACTTTAATTGAATTTCAATTCAGCACTCCAGTATATATAACCGATACTGGTAGAGATGTCGTAACTTTAGGTAACACCTATACGTCTAGCAGTCATTTTGTCGGTGTTGATGCTCCGCAAGAAACTCAAGAGTTAAGGGTTAATACTGTAAATAT